GCACCGAGCGCAGGGCGTCGACATAGACCCGCGAGCCGGTATTCAGGGTCGCGTACTGGCCGAGCATGTCGGTCACGTAGTTGAGGGAGGCTGTCGTGTCCCCGGTGACCAGAGGCGACGTCGAGATAGATGCCGGCCGGTTCCATGTCAGCGCCCCGCGGCTGATGGCGGCGTCGAGGATTGTGTCGGGCGTTGATGAAAGGTTGCCCGAGCCATCCAGGCACAGGCACGCACTGCCTTCGGTCGCGGCTGCCTCAATCGAGATCGTGCCGGTCGACCAGTCTGGCTCGGTCAGCCAGCCCGCGAGAAGGCAGTGGCTGCCGAGTCGCACCTCTGCGAGCGCGTACTTCGTCAGCCAGCCGGGACGCTTGGCTGGGGCGAGTTGGACTGTGAACTGCGCCGAAACCGGGCCGCCGACGCCGGAGCCCGAACCGTCTGGCCACTCGCACGCCAGCACCAGGCTTGTGACGGGCGCGAGGGTCGCGACCGGAATGCGGTTGACGTAGACCTGTGGCGTCACGACGAGGCCATGTAGGTGTGGTTGCGCCGGTAATAGGACGCCGCGACACGAGTAGTCGCACAGCCGGGGGTCACTGTGCTGATCTGCAGCAGGCCGGCGTCGGCGGTGTGCTGCTCGCCGTACCACAGAGAGGCCGCGGCGATCAGGTTCAGGGTCGGCTTCGAGTCGCCCACCCAGCACGCCGGCTGCGGAGAGGAGGTCGAGGCGGCGTCGAGCCGAACAGCCGTGGCCGTGCCCGTGATGACGACGCTGGTCTGTCCGACATCGGCGTTGCACAAGAACAAGTCGTCGAGCGTGACCGCCGTGCTGCCCTTCGCAATCTCGATCACGATCGGGGCCGTTGGGTCGGTGACATTGACGGGCGGCAGCCGCAGCATCCCGAGCGGGATGATGGTCCACGTCGCCGTGTTGACCTGGGGCCAGACGGCGCCCGATGCGACGGCGGTGAAGGGTGCGGTCTTCCATCCGGCCGTCACGGGGTCGTACACGGTCGGCAGAACGCCCGAGGGCAGCACCTTTGCGTGGAACGACAGCAGGTCGCCGACGACCGCCGAGGGCGCCTTGATGCGCGCCAGGATCAGGTAGTTGCCCGCCAGGAGAGAGGGCGACGTGAACTGGAACGCGGTCGGCGAAGACGTTGAGCCAAGGGTGTCGTATGACCCCGAGACCGCAGTCGAATCGGCGGTTCCGGCGCGACCGGCGAGCGCGCGCGCCGAGGCGAACTTCGCGGTTCCGTCGGCCGCCGAGGCTGTGTGCACGACCGTCTGCGTTCCCAGCGCCACCGAACTTGTGCCACTGCTGTCTTGGCCGAAGACCGTCAGCGACAGGTCGGTGCGACGCGAGCCGTAGATTGGGACCTGGCGCGTCAGCACATAGCCCGCGAAGGGATTGTTGGTGATGTCGATCGAAGAGACCGTGAGCTGAACGGCATCGTCGGTGCCAATGGCGGACTGGGCGAACGTTGCGGAGACGTCAACTGCGGTGAATCCGGCCGGGCGCAGGATCGTGATGTCGAATGCGCCCGTCATGGAGTTCAACGAATACGCGACCGGGCTTAGTGCCGCGCCCCCGTTGTCGGCGATGGACACGCTTGATGCGACGACGCCCGCGCTAGTCTTTGCGGTGCCCTTGATGTGCACGTAGTTGAGCGACGACATCGTGATCGCGCCGGTGCGCCGCGATGTGGCCGTGCGGGTGGTGGTGGTGCCGACGCCATAGACGGTGGCGAGCACGCCGGATGAGACGCTGAGGGCCGGGGCAGTCCATGTCAGCGTGGACGTCGAGTCGTTCGTTGTGCCGGTCCACGAGTGGGTGCGGGCCGAGGTCGACGCCGTTGAGCCGTCGAAGTAGCCGACGCGCACGGATGTCACCGCCACCGCATCGAGCCACCATGCGACAGCTGCGCCAAGGTTCGAGCCGTCGCCCGAGGTCGCATAAGGGATCAGTCGCATGGACTGCGTGCCGGGCGGCGACGTCGCGCTGCCAGTAAAGGAGGTCCACTGGGTTGACGGCAGGGGCGCCTGGGCGACGGCCTGCGTGTTGGATATCAACGTCGTCCCCGCGGCGTCCGAGTACCAGTAGATTTGGAGCCCAAACTGCATCGGAACGCCGGATGCCTGCGCAGTGCCAACGGCCGAGACCGCGACACTGTAAGAGCGGGCCGCAGACGCAGCGATCGCGGCCGTGCTGACGTTTGAGAACCAGGTTGAGCCGCTCGCCGTGAGGGCGAGCTGGGCCGAGCCGACCGCGGCCCCGATACCGAGCAGCGTCGTCCGTGCGATTGACGCAGTGCCAGAGGTGGCGGGCGAACTCGCGGACCAAGACGCGGCGTCCGTCTCGAATGACGGGTTCGGGCATAGGTTCGTTGTGTTTGCCGGAGTGGTGAGGATCGACCAGCCAGTAGTCGATGAGCCCGAGTCGATGTTGGTCGTCGTCGAGCCGGTTGTGGCTGGCGCGTCGATGGTTGTGGGGGTTGCCGCTCGCGCGAACGGCCGTGCGTGGATAGTGAGCGTGACGAGCCGGATGCCAGCCGACGCCTCGGCCACGTCATCAAACGTTGAGGAGACTGTCGCCGAGGTCACGTCGAACACGCAGGTCTGCGCGCCGAACAGCGTTGGGGTGTATGTCAGGGTCGTCCATGACCCGTTCACCGGACAGGCCGCGTCGATTGCCGCGGCCCCTCGCGCCAGCGCCTCGCCCGGAGCCGACGAGTTTGGAGCGTCGATCACGAGGGTGATCGACGCCGAGCGGTTGCCGTAGCGATCGACTCGCTCAAGATCGCCGTCCTGCAACTGCGACTGGATCAGGGCGATGACGGCTGCTGGGTCACCGAACGTGAAGTTGTCCACGGTCGCCCGGATGCGGAATCCATAGGTCGGGTCGATTGCCCCGAGCAGATCCAGCGAGCCGAGCGTCAGAGATGGGGTCTGGTCGACGACGGTCACTTGTTCTTCGCCTTCCGAGCCTGATGGTTCAGCACCTTGGCCTGCTCGTGCGGAGCCTTCGTGGCCAGCGCCTGAGACGTCTTGTGGTTGGCTGCGTTCTGTGCCTTAAAGGCCTCCATCGCGCCGCGCAGGGCCTTCAGTTCTTGCAGCAGCTCGGGATCGGTTACGTGAACCTTCTTGCCCGTGTCGTGAAGAACCTTGTTGAGCAGGTTCTCGAGGCGTTGCTCATCGCGCTGCTTGATCTGCAGCGACTTGTATGAACTCGCCCCAACGAGTTGGGCCCCGGCGTTGAGTGAGTTGGTCTGGGCCGACGACAGAAGGCTGTTGAGGGTCGAGACGTTGCCCTTGCCGCCGTTCGCGAGCGCGTCGATTGCGGCGAAGTCGGACGGGCTGGCGTTCTGGATCTGGGCGAGCAGCGCCGCCGTGGCGCCCATGCTCTTGATCTTGATGATGTCCTTGTAGAGCGCCTGTGACTGTGTGGCCTGCTGGTTGGCGAAGTCGAGCATCGCCTGAAGCGGGCTGACGGAGGTTGTGGGTGCGGTGCTGGCCGACGCCGGTGAGCCGAGGCTGGAGATCGAGAAGATGTTCCCGGTCGAGCCCGAAGACGACGGTGCGGAAGGGCTACCCGTGCCGCTCGCCGACATGGCCTGAGTGGCGGCCGAGAAGATGTTCCCCATCCACTGGCCCGAGAACGCCTGCGCGGCCTGGATCTTGTTCCCGACCGCCGTGATGTCCGCGGTGATGGCGGCGAGTTCGGCCTTGACGGCGCTTCGGCGTTCGCGGATGCCGGCAATGAAGCTGTCGATGACCGAGCGGCCGGCGGGGGTCAGGATGCGCTTGTCGAGGTCCTCGGGGCCCTTCCAGCTCGGGAGCATCTTCGTGAGGTCGCCGAGGACTCCCTGCACCGCGCCAAAGGAGGACTTGATGCCGTTGATGAAGCCTTGAATGAGGTTCTTGCCCGCATCAAGGAGGAGGCTTGCAGCATTCGATCCGAAGTCCGCGATGAAGCCGGTGATGCCATTGAGCGCATCGGAGACCAGCTTCTTGGCGTCGTTCCACGCCTTGCCCCAGTGGCCGGTGAACAGGTCGACGAACATCGCCACTGCATCGATCACCACCGAGAGCGTCGTCTTCACGATGTCGCGCATCGCATCCCAGGCCATGCGGGTGCCGTCGCGAACGATGCCCCACGCGAGACGCAGGACGTTGACCACGGCGGTGGCCTCGATCTGAACCACGCCGCGGATCACCGTCCATGCGACCTTGATCTCCGTCGACACCACGGCCCACGCCGCGCGGGTGATAGTGGCGATCTGCTGGGCGTGTGCGTGGTACCAGTTCTCGAAGCCTGCGAGCTGGGTCTTGATCCATGCCAGCGGGCCGTTGATGAACCACGTCACGACGTCAGCAGCTGCGTGCCAGGCGATCTGGAAGCCGGTCTTGACGGCAGGCAGCCCGGTCGTGGTGAGCCAGTTGATCGTCGCCTTGAGCCCGACGCCGAGTGCAGTGCCGACCTCGTGAATGATGTCGCGGAACTTGGCCGAGTGCTGGTAGAGCACCGCGAACGCTGCACCCACCGCGGCGAAGGCGACGATCGGCGCGGAGATGGCGCCCATCGCGACGCCGACGCCGATCAGCGCAGGAACGAGGGCGGCACTCAGGGCGCCCGCGAGGGCGGTTACGGCGGTCTGGTGCGATGACATCCACGTCAGAGCCTCGGTGAGCACGCCCGTGAACTTGGTGATGACAGGGATCACCGTGTCGCCCAGGACGATCTTGAACGAGTCGAAGGCGGCAGTGAGGTCAGCGAAGTTCTGCGCCGCAGTCTTCTGGCGCGCGGCCCACGCCGAGTCGAACTGTGCGCCCATGCCCTGAAGGGCGGCGTACTTCGACTGCAGGCGGTCGAACTGGCCCAACAGGACGGCCAGGGGCGCGGAGGACTTCTTGGTGAAGGCGTCGACGAGGACCGACCCGACCTTGGTTCCGGTGATCCCGGCCTTGTCGAGGTGGTCGTGCAGGTCTGTGAGGGCCTTATTCAGGCCACCTGTCTCCAGGTCGCGCTTGAGTTGACCCGTGGCGAGGCCGATCTGACTGAGGGCAAACTCGCCCTTCTGCGACTGCTTCGTCAGATCCATGATCGACATGCGCAGGTAGGTCGCTGCCTCGGAGCCCCGGATGTTGTTGTCGCCGAAGGTGGCGAGTGCGGCCGAGACGTCCTTGAGCGTTACGCCGTACTGCTTGCCGACCGCCAGGAGGCCGTTGGAGAAGGCGTCGGCAAGGTTCTGCATCGTCATGTCGCCGATGCCGACCGTGGTCAGCAGGTCTTGCATCGCGACCTTGTAGTTCTTGACGCCAGGGATGCCGGAAGCGACTGCGGCGCCGAGGGCGTTGGTGACGTCTACGAGGTTCGCGCCGCCAATCTGGGCGCCCTCTGCGGCCACCTTGAGCGCGTCCATTGCCTGCTTGCCGCCGAGGCCAACGGTGTAGAAGTTGGACTCGATGTGGTACAGCGCTTCAGACAGGCTGTTGGGGCTGTAACCCACTTGGCCGGCGAGCGCGATGACCTGCTTGGAGAGGTCCGCGAGAGGTGCCTTGCCGCCCATCGCGAGGGTGTTGATGCGCTGCATCGACGCCTGGAACTCGGAAGCGGCCTTGATCGACGCGGTGCCGAAGCCGATGATCGCGGCGGCCTCGATGAAGCCCGAGGCGGCCTTGCGACCGGCCTCGGCGACCTTCGCGCCCGAGAGCTCGGCCTCGGTGCCCACGCGCGAGAAAACCTCGGAGGCGCGGTCGATGGCGAAGATGTCGAAGATGAGGTTGCGGGTTGCCATCACTCCACCTCCTTCGCCAGTTGGTCGCAGGCGTCACACAGGGCGTTGAACTCGCCGATGGTCAGGAGGTCGATCTCCCAGGGGCGGATGTTGAAGTGATGCGCGAGCGCGGCGATGTACCGCGCCCGCTTCTCGGCTACGCCTCCACGGGGGGCGGCTGGGTAGGGTCCACCGCAACGACCGCCTGGGCCGCGTCATCGCCGAGTGCGTCGAGCGGGATCGCGCCTACTTCCTCGAAGGTGATCGTCGGAATGGCGCGCTTGGCAGAGACCCAGATGAACGCCGTTGTGACGCGCGTGGGGAGATCAGGCCAGAACTGGTCGCAGTCGCACGCGACACACGCAGTGTTCTCGCGAACGACCGTGCCCTCGGCGTCCTTGTGGATGTGCGTGACGGTCAGCGAGTGCTCACATACGCACGTCTGGCCCAGTCGGCTGATCTTCGTGAACGTCAGTCCGGTGACGCGCTCAACGGCGTCGATCTCGGCCGGCGTCATCTTGTCCTGGGCAACCATGTCGAACGAGATTCCGTTGATGCTGTAGCTCATGTGCTAGCCCTTCGTAACGAGTTCTTCGATGGCAGCCATCGCTGCCAGCAACTTGATCTGGAGTTCCGGCGCGAGGCTGGTCAGCGCGTTGGTCCACCAGCCGGGGTTGATCGATTGCTCGACCCAGACCTTGTGGCCGAAGACGGGGTGCCGGAACGTGCCCGCATCTGTCGCCTCGACGTCGTGCTGTCCCTGCCGACCGCCAGCCTTCGAGGCGATCAGGCTGACGCCGACAGTGCGGCCGGTGAGACGGTTTCTGCTCGCGAACTTCGACGCCGCAACCCACTCATTGAGGCCGCCGCGCTTCGGAAGGTTCGCCAGCGCGGATTCCTTGGCTTTCTGAAGGCCCTCTTGTTCGGCGGATCGCATCTCGGCGAGTAGGCCCTTGCGGAGGGCCTTGCCTTCGTCGCCCGCCTCCTTGAGGAGCGCCCCGACTGCGCGCATCTGCTCGGCGCCAGTGATCGTGACGCCGATCCCTGCACCGCCCCGCATCAGACCGTGGTGTCGGTCGAGATGTAGGTGATCTGGATGGGCGGGTCGGCGTCCTCGTAGAGCGCGGTGAACGGCACGGTCTGGATCACGATGTCTGGTCCGCTGACGTCGGGGGACGCGCCGTCCTCGTAGTTGCACGAGGGCAGGAGGATGTTGAACTGGAAGGTGTTCGCGCCCACGGTCGCGCCGAAGTTGAGCTGGATCGCGGTCGGGACATCGCCGCGGTACTGGTCGTACAGCGCGCGTGTCTGGAACTCAGCCTCGAGCGAGCCCGTGATCTGGCGTCGGCCGTTCTCCACCTGCTCGGACTTCGTGACGCCATTGCCAAGGAACAGCCGGTCCGTCTTGAGGGCGTTCTTGCCGGACACCTTCGCCGAGCGGATCGCGGCAATCTGCGTGCCGCCCGTGACGGTGGTGACGCCCGAGGTCGTGGACACCGTGCCGCCGCCAAGGATCGCGCCGCCCAGGAACGAGAAGTACGTCGCCAGCGGGTAGGTCGGGGTTCCGAGCGCCGGTGAGGCCGGGGTTGTGCCCAGCGTCAACTCATCCCAGGAGTCGAAGGTGATCTTGGCCTTCAGGACGTCCGACTGCGCCATCGACAGTTCCCAGTCGGTGACCTTTGAGCCGTTGTACGTGAAGGGCTCGACCGTGCCGTCGATGCGCGGGATGCCAGTCTGGATCGAGAGCGCCTTGCCGGCGCAGCTTCCAGGGACGTGAACCTGCTTGTACATCGGGCCGGCCGAGATGATCGTCGCCGTGGCCGCGAACGATCCCAGCATGTGCTGCAGCATCAGCCCGAAGCCCATCGTGGGCACCGGCATCGTGATGTCACCGCCGGCCTGACGCATCGTGACGAACCGCTCGGCCTGACGGTCGTAGAGGTTGCCGGCGCGCAGGGTCTCGGTCTGCAAGATCTTCTTCTTCGCCGAGAGGGTCTCCGACTCGAAGGCGTGGTAGCGAGCGGGCGAGACTGCGGTCCCGACAGTCGTCTCCGACGCGATACCAACGAGGGCCGCAAGCCCAGATCCAATGGCCATGGTCAGTTCTCCTCAGGGGTGGAAGCGTCAGGGGTGGACGGCGCGGGGTCCGGCGCGCTTGGGGCCGAAATGACCGCAGCCCCCGCGGAAGGCGAGGGCTGCGACGGCGCGGGGCCGGATGGACTAGGTGGCTGCTGCTCAAAGTCGGGGGAGCTCGCCAGGGACTCGGCCAGCGGGCCGTCGTCGAGGTCGAGGGTCTCGCCGTGCTTCACGAAGTAGGACTCGGCGCCCCCGGTCGCGACGTTGAGGTCGCCGAACGGAGAGACGTTCTTGAACGAGGGCATGTGAGTGCTCCTTGGGTCAGGACGGGATGTAGGAGTTGGTGCACGAGAGGACGAAGCGGATGCGGCACATGCGGCCACCGGCGGCCTGGTCCGCGCTGCCGGTCTGCTCGCACTGGATGTCGCTGATCACGGCGTATCCGCCGCCTTGGCCGCCGGGTTGCAGGAGGCCGCCGAGGTTCAGGTGGGCCGTCAACCACGCCATGAAGGCGTCCCAGATCGCCCACGCCGCTCCGCGGGCCTCGGACGCATCCGACCCGCCCATGGTGACCTGGATGAAACCCGGAATGTCGAACCGTTCGTCGAGGCGCATGCCGCCAATGAGCGTGTAGGTGGTGCTGTCGGACCCCGCCGCGTCGTCGTCGAGATTGGCGCGGCCAAGCACGAACATCCGCTCGGTCGGTGAGCCCCAAGAGTCGATGAAGGAGACGCCGGGGTCGACGGCTGTGATTGCGGCCGGGATGTTGGCGGCGAGGTAGGAGAAGGCTGGCGCGAAGGCTGAGCCTGTCACGCGATGCCGACCTTCCGCGACCCGGCGCGAAGCAGGGAGGCGACGCGGTTAGGCACGAGATAGCCCAAGACCGTGATGCCGTCGCCGAGGTTGTCGTAGGCGGCGCCACCCATTGTCGAATTGCCGAATCCGGGCTGGTTCCCGGCCTGCTCGGGCTGCCAGTGGAACCTGATGAGCATGAGGGTGCCGGTCACGATGTTGGCCGGAATGCTCGTCTGGCTGGTTGCCCACCCCGCCGTGTAGGTCACGTGGATGTTGCGGTCGCCATCGGCGAACGGTGTGGCCGTCCCGTTGGCGCGCCGGGTGATGATCCCCAGTGCTTTGTCGAGGGTGTAGCCATATGAGTCCGCCGGTGTTCCGGGCGTCGCCTGGGTCAAGGTGTAACCCGAGCTGCCCGTCGTCTCCGTCAACGAGTCGACAGAGAGGATGGGCCGGCGGCGCAGCGCGATTTCCACCGCGCCGCCGGAGTACCACTCATCGAAGGACTGTCCAATGACGGGTCCGACGATCTGCTCCACAACCGGCGTCATCGCTGAAATGAAGCCGCCCATCGACTGCGCGTGCTGCGAAGTCTGGGACGACGACCAGCCGAGGTCGGCGGAGACCTGGGCCAGCGTCACGATGTCGGTTGAGTTGGCCATCTGAGTAGTGGGGTCAGCGCTTCTCGGCGTCGACAGAGAGGTCCGCGGTCTCGACGGGCGCCACAGCCTCAAAGACATGCGTGACGTCATCGGCGGACGGCTGGGCGATGCCCTGGGCGACGTACTCGGACGCCTCGGCGTCGGGCAGGTCCACGATCTCGCCGTGCTCCGGCCACTTCGCGCCGTCGCGAGTGCCGGAGATGGAGACAAGCATCTTCACCTTCATGGGTGAGTCCTTTCGGTGGATGGGTGTGCCGGAGCGCCCCGGGGCGCGACGGGTTGCGCCGCGCCCCAAGGCGTCGTTGGGTGCTGGATCAGGTCGCAGCGCCGATGAAGTGCTTCACGGCGCCCGTCTGGTCGAGCAGGGTGCCGTCGGCACGCAGGAGGCAACGGAAGGTCACCGTGTCTGAGCCGAACGCGAAGTCGCGGCTCTGCTCGAAGCGGATGCCGTTGACGATGCGAGCGAAGTACGCCGACAGGTCGCCGAAGATGAGCGACTTGGCGTTGACCGCGATGGCCGGCATCCAGACTTCCTGAATGACCGGCTTCTCGAGGATGGTGTCGGGGCTGCCGGCGGTCAGCGCGGGCTGCCACAGGTAGCGGCCCATGCCGTCCTTGATCGTGCGCAGGTAGCCGATCGAGGCGTCCGAAGTGACGAACGCGGTCGACTGGCTGGCCCGGTACTGCGGGATCACCGAGTAGAACAGGTTGATCACGTCGTCAAACGTCATCTTCCCGGTCACGCCCGTGCCGCCCGTGACGCCGAGCGTGGTCTGGGTCGTGATGCCGGTCGGCTGAGCCGAGCCGGTGCCAACGACAAGACCCTGGCCGACGAGGTTGCCCACCGCGCGACCCGCCTGCATGGCGAGGTAGCCCTCCAGGTCGACGCCGGTGTCGTCCACCAGCTCCTGCTGGACCGAGATGAGGACGCCGGCCTTGTAGGCGTTCAGGCTGCGCTGAACGAACGCCGGGTCCGACTCGGTGATGGTCGCGCCAGCGGCCGTCCACGAGGCCGTCGAGTGCGCCGTGGTGGTCGGGAGCTGCAGCGGGTCGCCGTTGTCGGTGTTGAGGACGGTGATGCCGGACTGCAGGAACTGCGAGGCGTTGATCAGGTGCGCCCAGAGACGGTTGTAGAAGTTCGTCGGCACGGTCGCGAGACCTGCGGCCTGCGAACCCATGCCGAGGGCACGGGCCTCAGAGACGGCCTTGACCTGCTCGCGGGTCGGGTTGATCGCGAGCTCGCGCTTCTCGCCGCGCAGGAAGGAGCGCAGCTCGTCGTCGAAGTTCTGAGCCGGGGCGGCCGGGGTCGTGGCGGGGCGCTCGGCGAGGCTGCGAAGAGCCGCCTCGGAGGCCTCGGCGGTCTTCCGGTCCTCGTTGAGCTTGTCGATGACCGAGCGCATCTCGTTGAGATCGGCGGTCATCTTGTCGTAGGACTGCTGCTCTTCGGCAGTCAGGTCACGCTTCTCGGAGGCGGCGTTGTCGAGGAGGGCCTTGGCCTGCTCCCAGACATTCGCCCGCTTCTCCGTGAGCATCTGCGCGTAGGCGTCGCTCATGGTCATCCCCTTTCTGGGATGCGAAAGGCCCCGAGCACGAGGTGCCGGGGCCTGCGGGTTGGTGTTGGGGGTAGGCGGATGGTTGGCAACCTGTCCGTCTGGCTTGGTGTTGCTGGCCGTGCCGTGTCGGGTGGTTGTCGACCTGCCCGACGAGGGGTGTTACTTGAGGCCGTCCAGCGCCGAGCGGCGCTCATGGATGGCGGCGAGGGCTTCCGAGTGCGTGTCGCGCTGCTCGGAGTCCTCGGGCTGGTGGTCCAGCTCGACGGCCGGCGGCTCAGCGTCGGCGTCAGGGTTCGGCTGACCGAGGATCTCGGAGATGGTGGCCTGCCCTGCGTCGAGCGCGTCGTCGGCGCTTCGGATGGCCGAGGCCACTGGGTCCAGGGCCGCGTCGGCACCGGCCATCGTGGCGAGAAGGCCTTGCAGCTTGGCCTGCACGTCGGTCGGCAGATCCCGGCGCTCGATGCTGTTGCTCATGAAGTCCTCCAGGGATCGCTTGGCGACGGACGTGTCGAGGTATGCGGGCTCATTGACGGGGGCGACGTCGACAAGTCGCAGGGAGACGAGGCGCCGGAGCGGGAAGCCCTGCTCGGTGACGGTCCACTCGTCCTCGATGCAGATGAAGGCGAAGGACGAGTAGCGGACATCCCGGCGCGCAGTCAGCACGGCGACGTCGCGGCCTGCGGACGTGTCGGGCAGGTCGCAGTCGTATCGCAGGCCGATCTCGTCTGGCGTCAGGATGACCGTTCCGGCCTCGGTGGTGCCGAGCAGGTAGGCGTTGTTGTGCAGGTAGCGACACATGACGCGCTGCGAGTCCGCGACGGCCTTGTCGAAGGCCCCCGGTGCGATGGTCTCGACGAAGCCGCCGAGATTCTGCGAGAGCGTGTTGTACTTCGCCGCATAGCCCCAGATATGACCGGGGCCGTCCTGCGAGGCCCGCACGTCGACCACGCCGGAGGTGATCCGGTGCTCTACCTCACGCATTCGGACCTCCGTCGACACCCATCTGAGGCGAGGGGGTTCCGTCGGCTGGAACGCCCTCCATCACCGGCTTGCTGGATCGGAACCACTCCTGCCATTGGGCGGTCTGCTCGGGCGTCAATGGCGGCTTGTCCTCGGCGGCGCGGGCCTCGTCAAGGGTCTCCACACCAGCACTGAGCGCGGCGGTGTGCGCGATCATCCGAGAGGTCATGTCGCCACGGCTGAGGCGGTCGAGGTCGCACTTGATGTACTGCGGCCGGGGCAGCAGGTTCGTCAGCGCCATCTCAAAGCGGGCAGCCCACACGCCGAGGGTCCTCGAGGTCAGCTTCGCGTTGTCCTGCTCAAGCGTCTTGTAGGTCATGGACTTGCCGGTCTCGCCGCCGATGTCCTCGGGAGAGACGCGGAAGATGGTGGCGACCTCAGTCGCGGTGGCCTTGATGGTCTGAAGGAACTGCGCCTCGTCGGCCTTGACCGAGAGTGAGGTCCAGTCCCAGTCGGCACCTGTCACGAGTGCCTCGGACTTGCGCACCGCGCTCTTGAGCTTCGTCTTCGCGAGCTCGGCCTCATCCTCGTCCAGTTCGCGCGCCGTGTTCTTGAGGTGGCCCGAGGGTGCGGCACCGTTCTTGAACCAGTCATCGCCGAACTTCGCGGCGCGAAGGCCGGTCTCGATCTGCAGCTTGAACAGCGCGAGGGGCGAGAAGCCCTTGACCGATCCTGGGAAGGTGTAGCCCGGCACGTGGACCACGAGCGAGCGGTCCAGTGGCCGACCGCGCCAGTAATAGGTCGGCGTGTGGAACCAGTCGTTCTGCTCCTCGACGATGGTCACGTCGTCGGGGTGGAACCAGATCACCTTGGCGGGGCGGCCCTGGCCGTCGAGCGCGGTGATGTATCCGATCGCGTTCCCTCGCAGAAGGCATGAAGCAAGGCCCTGGTGGAACCAACTGATCCGGTCGCCATAAGGGGAGGGGTTGGTGATGAGCGTCGGCTGTGAGGACAGGCGCGTTCGTGCGCCGTCCGGGGTCTCGCGGTAGGCCGCCCAGTTCGCCGTAGAGACAAGGTCGGCGATGAGCGACGTGGCGCCATAGACCGGGACGAGCCGCAGCCCAGACTGGCCGATGTCGCGCCCGCTTGTGGTCATCTCGGTGGTGACGTCGCCACCGGAACCCCAGACGTCCTGAAAGGACAGTAGGCGCTCCTCTGGGGCGGCGATCGGAGTGCTGGTGACTCGTCCGAACAGGCTCACTCGGGCTCACCCGACTGCGCCACCGCTGCGGCGCGAACGATGAGCCACGACGCGGCCAGCAGCCCGACGCCGGCAAGGATCAGGGCGGCCGGGACGCTGCGCTCGCTCACGCCGGCAGAGATGCCGCCGATGATGAGCAGGAGCCCGAAGGTCTCAAAGAGGGTGGTGACCAGATCGCGTTCGCGCACAGCAAGCCCCCTTTGGCCTAGTAGATGGAGCGCTTGATGTCGTAGTTGGAGCCGTCGCGCCTCGCTCCCCAGAAGGCCAGCGAGGCGGCCTCGAGCATGGAGATGTCGCCCGCCTTGCGGCCGAAGGTGCGGCGGTCGCTGACGTATCGCCACGTCGCGCACCGCACGGCCGCATTCAGGTCGTCGTAGTCGCCGTGCGAGACGGCCCCGGCGTCGACCGCCTCAGTGAGGTCCGCGCTCGCCTGGATGAACTCATCCAGCGAGCAGAGCGTGAGACGGACCCGGGCCGCCTCAAGGTCTGCGATGAGGAACGACGCCGGCCCCTTAGGGTCGATGACGACCGGGACCCGGTGTGCCGCGGCGATGCGGGCGACCTCCGAGATGAAGGGGGTGGTGTCTCGAAGCCTGAGGACCGCGCCGAGGTGTGGCGTCTTGTCACGCGAGCAGGCGGCGAGCGAAAGCCATGTCTGGTCGAGGTCTGCCGCGATGCCTAGGGCGGCGGGGCGTGCCGGCGGTCCCTCAATGCGGCAGGCGGCCCAGGCGCCGGTAGCGAAGACACCGCCGCCGATGCCGCCGTCACCCCACCACGAGAGACGCTCGCGGGCGAATACCTCGGGCGGCATGATGCTGAACTCGCGCTCGGCGACCTCGAAGTCGAACAGGCCCTCGATGAGTGAGGGGTTGGCGCCCATGACCAGCTCGCGCCGGACCTCGATATCGCTGAGGTCGGGGAGCGGTCCGTCGGGGATGCCGTAGTCGGTCCAGGACATCCGCGCGTCACGCTTGGACTCACCCTCGGCGCGGATCTTGCGCCAGACCTCGCCATGACCCGGCTTCTCTGGGTCCGGAGGTGTGCCGGTGAGGATCACCTGCGGGTTGCCCAATGGGGAGGCTGAGACCATCGGCAGGAGGGCGGCAAGTTCCTCATTGGAGAGGTCCTGCGCTTCGTCGAGGATCAGCACGTCGGCCGTCATGCCTCGGCCGGATGGACCCGATCGGGCGATGAACCGGATCTGGCCGCCGTTGGTCAGCGTCACGGCCTCTTGACCGTTCGCGCGACGCACCTCGCGGACCAAGGACTTGATCTCGGGGTGCCGGTCGTCCTCAAAGAACGAGGCCACGCGAAGGAATGCCTCGCGCGCCGTCTTCACCTGGTGAGCGGTGTGAATGATCTTCTCGCCAAGGAGGGCCGCGCCGAAGAACTCGCGGACCTCAACGATCGCGTTCTTGCCGTTCTGCCGACTGACGTCCAGGCCGCAGGTTGTAGCCGCCCAGCGACCATCGGGACGCCGGCCGAGCCAATCGTCTAGAACGTCTTCCTGCCAGACGAAGGGCGTGAGACCATAGGCAGAGGCGAAGCGAACAGCGTCGGGGCCGTCAGACTCGGCGGCGCGCGGGGCCACCCGAACGCGAGGTGGGCGTCGAGCGCTTAGCGGCAAGCTCATCGAGAAGAGTCGCCTCCCGCTTCGCCATCGAGGTCTTCAGTTGTTCGATATCGGCGAGTGCCTTCTGGTACTGGCCGACCAATCCGCCGAGGCCCTGGAGCCCATGCTCGGAGTGCTCAGCGAGCAGCACTGGACGCAGGGCGGCAACGATTTCCTCGAGGGCTTCGAGACGCTCGAGGGCCGGATTTGGATCGTCATGCGGCACGTCGGGCCCCAATCAAAAAGTGCGGGGGGATTTCTGTGCAGTGCGGGGTCTCCAAGCGCTGCATAAATTCAAAAACCCGAATACCCATGCAGTCACAGTGCCCACCGCCGCACTCCCTTGGCCCTCTTCCGATTGCCGTGTGAGGCCCCGGCGCTGCTGTTGCAGTGCGGGCAGGCACTCCGCAGGTTGTGCACCGCGAAGGCCAGCTCGGGGGCGACATCGAACGGCACGATGTGGTCAACCGTCGTAGCCAGCCGAGTGCAGCCACGCAGTCCCATCTGGCAGTACGGCTGGTTAGCAAGCACCAGTGCACGCAGCGTGCGCCACTTCCGTGTGTGCCGCGGGTCTCTAGTCATTTCTAACCACCCGCTTTCCTGAGCGGCGGTCTACCGTGAGTGCCATGAACAGGTATGTCGGCGCGGTAGTTGCAGTGTCTGCCTTCGTTCTCGCCGCATGCTCGTCGGGCTCAACGAAGGCAATGACCGCGCATCAGGCGGCGGCTGCAATCCAGGCGAAAGTCACCACGGTTACGAAACTGGTGGATGTCACAGCGGCATCGGATGCGAATCATCTGCTCGGCCGACCGAATGGTTATGCAGCGGCGACGATCCTGATTGACTCGCGCGAATCGTCCGACTGCACCGAATCCGATCCGGGCGTCGGCTGTGGTGTGACGATCGAACAGTGGCCGGACGAATCGTCGGCCAAGTCTCGGATGGACTACATCCAGACGATCTTGAAGGCGTCACCGATGCTGGGCAGCGAGTACGACTATGTTCGCGGCGACCTTCTGGTTCGCGTCACGGGCAAGCTCACGCCGAACGAGGCGAAGAAGATCGTGGCAGCGGTCTAGCGACTCGCCACCCACAGCGCAACCAACTCGTCGATCTCGTCGTCGATCTCGGCGCGCGTACTCGCGATGCCACACATGCGCCTACGTTCGCGCAGGTTGGCAATGGCTTCGGCTAGGTCGGTTCGCGTCTCGTCGCCGGTCAGCAGTACGTAGCGCGCCATCACAGCCACGTCTCGCCAGTGCCGGGCGTGTGGTGCATGGCTGGCCAGGTCTGGTGCGGTCCGTCATGCTCAACGACCTTGATGCAGACGGGCAGCCATTCGCTGTAGGGCGTGGTGCGGCGTGCGAGGCAGAGCGTGTAGACGTCGTTCACCGCAGGCTCGCGATCTCGTCGCGGTGGTGGCGCGAGATGGCGCAGTCGCCGAGGTGGAACATGACAGCGACGCCGTTGTGGCCGCAGGTGCATGCCGGCGCCAGCGTTGAGGTTGAGAACGCTTCCCGGAACGCCTTGGCCCGGACCTCGGCGAGTGCGGCCCGCTTCTTGCGCTTGTTTCTCATGGCCGCATCGCCTTCATTCCGACGAGAGTTACCGATTGCCTTCAGACGCCTCGGACGATCGACATGCGCTCAGGCTCAAGGTAAGCGCGGGCAGCCGCCAGAACGTCGCGGCGATCGCCAAACAGGCCCAGCGCGAGATTGCATGGGGTGCAGAGAATGCCCCTGACACAGCGTCCGCAGGACGTCGCCTTATCGGGACAGCAGGCATGATCATGATCGATCTGCCAGCCGCGACCACGCGGCTCGGGGGACTGGCAGATCGCGCAGCATCCACCCTGTGCAGCGAGCGTCTTGTCGAACCAGTCTTGCGAGACGCCGAACTTGAGGAAGCGGCGCCGGTCGCGGTGGCACTCGAGGCAGGTGGCGCGACGTCCGTCCCGGCTGTTGCTGTCGCGGCAGAACAGTTCGAGCTCAAGCCATTGCTCACAGGAACAGCAGCGCTTACGGCCCATAGAGTCACGGGCCGCGGTGGCTATCCGAGGCGAAACGGTGGCGTCCTCGCCGCGACGCAGATGCGCGAAGCACAGTCCGCTCCTGCGGATGCGCCGGTCGCAATCTGTGACCTTGCAGGCCTGACGCATCATCAGACACCTCGTACTGCAGCGAACCGCTCGGGCTCCCATGAGATGCGGCGATAGCCGGTGCAGGTGGCACAGCGGAGCATCTCGTAGGACTGGACATTCGCCATATAGCGCTTGGCTGTCTTCAGTGTCTCGGACGATGCGCAGCGGTTGCACACGACGAGCGCGCCTTCGCCCTCGACGAACAGGTGCGGATGGTTGGCCATGCCGGGTCGCAGCCAGTCGTAAACGAATCGCTCAGCAGCCACATCGCCCTTGCAGTAGGCGGTGAGGATCTGCTGAGCGTCACGGTCGCCGGCAACTGCGGCATCCATGGTGCGGTAGTCGTAACTGTCTGTCTTGCCGGGCAAGCCAACGATCTGGCAGACGGCATCAAGGCCCTTGAAGTCGATGCCCTTGTAGCGCTTCGATCTCAGAGTCTTGAGCGTGTCTACGGTCTTCCATGGCGGAAGCTCGGGGAGCCGCTTGAAGGTCGCGGCTTGCGGTGCACCCTTGCGCGGGATCGTGAAGTCGGCCAGCAGCCACGGCTCGTCGGCATTGGCCCCGTTGTGCGTGACGATGATGTCGGCTTGCTCCATGACGCCATGAACGCGCCTCAGGAAGGCGTTGCGCCCACCCTTATCCCACTCGGCTGCCGAGTGGATCTCGTCCTCGTCGTACCAGGACCAGCACACGAGCGACGTTCTGGCGTCGGTGACGAGCTGCTCGTAGTTGAGGTAGCGGTCGAACTTCCGCGACCACGACCGGATGCGGTACTCCGGCATGACGCGTTCGACGTCGAGGATCAGGATGCGATTGCGGACGCCTGCCGCGATGGTGCGCTCGGACAGCGCCACTTCAGTGACCCTCGGAGCGGTGTTTGCGGATGACTTCCTCGGACACCTTGCCGGGCGTGTCCTCGTCGTCGTTGATCTCGCGCGAGATCGCGGCGGCGGTGTAGGTGTCGGGGTCGGCAACC